AGTGAGAGAGGAAGCAGAGCGGGCGCGGCAAGAGCGCCTGCAGCGATCCGATGCGCTGCTCACAGAGCAGCGGAAGGCGGAAATGCTGGACGCTCTGGACGATCTTTCGCCCGACTGGCGCGTCATCGACCAAAGCCCGGGCTTTGTTGCCTACCTCAATCAGCCCGACCCCGCCACAGGCAAGCACCTGCGGGACACGCTCAACGCTGCGGTTCAGCGATTCGATGCGGCCACGGCCGCGCGCATTTTCAACCGCTTCGCGATGACCGCCCTGCCCAAAACCCCTGCGGCACCGCCGACTCCGAGCTTGGAGTCTCAGCGAGTGCCGGACATTGCTGGCGCCGGACTGAGCGCGCCGGCCGGCGACAAGCGGATTTTCACCAAGGCCGAGGCCAAGGCGGAATACACGCGAGCCGCTGGGCTGGTGATCAGCAACCCCAAGCGCGCAGCAGAAATCGAGCGCGAAATCGACCTCGCACATGCCGAGGGCCGTATTCGCTGAACCTGTAGGCCTGCACAGGACGTGCGGGCTCTGTCTCAAGGACCGAGGACAACACCATGGGCGTTACCGCCGCTTCTGGCTTCCCGCAGAACTCGGGGACTCTGATTCCCGAAATCTGGTCGGGCAAGCTGCTCACCAAGTTCTATTCCAACACCGTCATCCCGGCGATCTCCAACACCGACTACGAGGGCGAAATCTCGAAGCAGGGCGACGTCGTCAAGATCCGCACCGTGCCGGACATCATCATCCGCGACTACGAGAAGGGTCAGCCGCTCGAAACCCAGACCCCGGAAACGGGCCTGGTGGATCTCGAAATCAACAAGGCGCATTACTTCAACTTCGCAGTCGACGACATCGACAAGTTCCAGTCCGACATCGACTTCATGTCGAAGTGGACCGAGGATGCCGCGAAGCAGCTGAAGATCTACCAGGATCGCCTGATTCTGGCGGACGTGTACGCCGATGCGGCCACCCCCAACCAGGGCGCCAACGCGGGCAAGCTGACCGCCGGCTTTGCGCTGGGCGTCCCTGGCACCCCGATTGCTCTGACGGCGGCCAACGTTCTGGACTTCATCGTCGATTTGGGCACCGTGCTCGACGAGCAGGACATCCCGGACGAGGACCGCAAGCTGGTTCTGCCTGCTTGGGCGGTTGCCCTGATCAAGAAGTCCGACCTGAAGGACGCGAGTCTCGCCGGTGACGGCACCTCGATCCTGCGCAACGGTCGCGCCGGCATGGTTGACCGCTTTGAGATCTACAGCTCGAACCTGATTTCGAGCGTGGTCGACGGAGTCAACCGCGCCTTCAACGCCATGGCCATGCACACGCAGGCGCTCACCTACGCGGCCCAGATCGTCAACTCGGAAGTGATCAAGTCCGAGCTGAGTTTCGGCCACAAGGCGCGCGGCTTGCTGGTCTACGGCTACAAGGTGAAGAACCCCGAGGCGCTGGTCCACGCGTACATCCGCAAGGGCTGATCGTGAGCGGGGCCGCTTCGGCGGCCTCGCTTCCGTCCACTGATTCGAGGATCCGAAAATGTCCACCAAGCTTCCGTACACGTCGATCTCGGGCACTGTCGTGCTCAAAAGCACGATCGACTTCAAGGCCGCGCCGGCACTGGCTGCTGCTGTTGTGGCTGCTCTGGCAATCCCGGCTGGCACCCTGGTGCAGCGCGTCGGCTACACCGTCATCACCCCCGAGGGCGGCACCGCTGCCGGCACGCTGGGCGATGGCGCTGACGTCGATGGCTACATCGCGGCCGTCAACCTCAACTCTGCCGCCGGCACCAAGGCGATCAGCACGCTCGCTCTGACCACTGGCACGCCCAACACCGTCACCGGCTACAGCAACGGCAAGTTCTACACCGTCGCCGACACCATCGACTTCATCCCGGGCAATGACCTGGATGCGGCCGTGGTCGAGTTTTGGGCGATCTGCGTCCAGCCGTAACAGGATCGCCCCGGCTTCGGCTGGGGCGATTCTCCCCGTCCAAGGAGTAGGACCATGCGTTTCCTGTTGCAGAGCAAGACCGGCAAGATCCTTGCCTACACGCCAGAGCTCGCCAAGCGCACCGACATGACCGAGGTTTCGGCCGAGATTGCCGCGGCCGTGAGAATCAATCGCCCGCTGCCGGTGCAGGCCCAGGCCGAAGACATCGAGCCGCGCGAGCAGCACAGCCTTCCGACCGAAGAAGTCCCGCCAGAGCTGAATGAAGTCGCCACCATCATGGCGTTCGACGACAAGACTGCTCTGGAAGAGTGGGCGCGCGCCAAGGGCATCGAGCTCGACCGTCGCAAGAGCCTCGCGAACCTGAAGCAAGAGACTCTGCAGTTCCTCGGCCACCAGACTGAGGGCTGACCGTGCTGGCGTCCGACGTCCTGACCCCTGCGCGCGATGCGCTGTTCGACACCGCCGGCACGCGCTGGGCGGACGCCGAACTGCTGCGCTACCTGTCCCACGGGCAGGTCGTCGTCGTGGGTCTGCGTCCGGACGCCAACTCGATCACAGAGACGCTGCGGCTGGCTGGCGGCACGCTTCAGAGCATCCCCGCGGCCGGCACGCGCCTGCTGCGGGTGGTGCGCAACCGGAGCGCTGTTGCCGCTGATGCTGCGCCAGGCCGGGCCGTTCGAATCACCAGCCGCGAAGCGCTCGACACCGAAGACCCGAATTGGCACACGCGGCGCCCGTCGGCTCGCATCGAGCACTACATGGTCGATGCCTACACGCCGCGGCAGTTCTACGTCTACCCGCCAGCGCTGGGGACTGTAGGCGCAGTTCCCGCAGGCGGTCAGCCGGCATCGCACGTCGAAGTCGTGTATTCGGCCAACCCGGCAAACGTCACCAACACCGGCGCGACGCTGACCCTTCCGGATCAGTACCTGACCCCGTTGGTCGAGTTCGTCCTGTACCGCGCCTTTGCCAAGGACTCGAGTGCTGCCGGAAACATGCAGCGCGCGCAGATGCACCTTCAGGCCTTCGCCCAGGCGCTTGGCCTCAACTTCAGCGCGGAGCTGCAGGCCGTCGCCGCCGCTCCGCAGGGAGCCTGACCTGTGGCCTTGCTCGATGACCTGCTTCCCGAGACTCGCCCGGGCCTCTCGCAGCTTCCCGACGTCTCGCTTGTGGCCGCCCTGCGCCGCGGCGCGCAGCGGTTTCTCCGCGAGTCGCAGGTCTGGGCCGATGACTTGGAAGCCTTCGCGCTGGTCGTCGGCCGGCACACGTACCCGCTGCCGCTGCCTGATGGCGCGCGCGTCGAGCGCATCTTGACCGTCAAGGTCAACGGCAGAGAGATCGACGTGCAGATGCGCGTCCGTGAGCTGCGCGCGCTGGCCGATACCGACGGCCCACCGACCGCATGGGCGATCTTCGATTCCCAGGACGAGCAGGTCATCGCCTTCGATCGCACGCCGCGCGCAGCCGAGGCTGGCTTTTCCGTCGCGATCCACGCATCGCTGGCGATCACCAACGAGGCCGCGGAGCTTCCCGACTGGATCGTCAACGACTGGCATGACGGCATCGTCTCCGGCGCGCGCATGGAGCTTCTGGGGCAGCGCGGCACGCCGCACTACGACCCGGACGCAGCGGCGCGAGAGCGCTTCAGCTTCTCGATGGACGTTGCCCGCGCCAAGCGCGTGCAAGTGAGTGGGCGGCATGCGCTGCTGCGGGCTCAGCCGCGGCCGTGGGTGTGAGCCATGTTCAACGGCTTCCGCTTCAACGGCGCGGCCTTCAACTCCTTCGGCTTCGCCATCGGCCTTCAGAGCGATGCCCGCGAGCCGGATTTCCGCTGGCTCACGGTCGACGCGCAGGACTTCACCGTCAGGCTTGCACCGCAGGACTTCGGCATTCGCGTCCTGCCCGGCGGGGATCGCCTGACCGTACCGCCGCGGACCAAGACCATCACCGTGCGCAAGGACTGACGCAGTGAAGACGTTTCCTAAGCAGCCAGCAGAGCGCCTGGCCTACGACATCGACCTAACCGACTGGTTTCAGGCTCTGATTGACGTCGACCAGCTGGATAGCGCGACGCTGGACATTGTGTCAGCGACCGATGGCGATCCTGACAGCATGACCGCCGAGCTCAACGCCAGCTTTCTCGGCACGCCGCCGACCATCGTCAAGGTCTGGGTCCAGGGCGGTCTGACCGGTGTCGACTACCAGCTCACCGTGCGAGCAACGACGACGCAAGGGCGGATCAAAGAGGTCGATTTTCGCGTGCGCGTGAGGGAGCTCTGATGCAGGCCTTCACCATCGAGAACGATGTCCTGGCTGGCGTCATCGGGCCTGTTGGCCCTGGCGACACCACGATCAGCCTGCGCGCTCCTGTCGCGCCCTTCCGTGCGCCGCCTGCGCCCCTGGATTCTGGCCGACCCGGCGTCCTGACCATCGTCGACCGTCTGTCGATGCCAACGGCGATCGAGGTCATCACCTACACGACGCGCACGATCAACGGCGACGGCTCTGTCACCCTCGGCGGCGTCACGCGCGGCCTGCAGGGCACCACCGGCCGGGCCTGGACGAATGCGGCTCAGGCCTATCAGGCGCCGACCCGCGACCAACTGCAGCAGACGACGCTCGGCGCGCAGCTTGGCTCTGTTGCGGACGCCGCCGCTGCGCGCGCGCTGATCGGCGCCGGCACTGGCAATGGCACGATCACCGGCGTGGGCGTGGATGCGCCGCTGCAGAGCACTGGCGGCGCTTCGCCGACGCTGTCGATGCCCGCAGCCACCGTCGCAAGCGACGGCCACATGACGGGCGAACAGGCCGCCAAGCTCGCCGGCATCGAGGCGGGCGCGCAGGCCAACGTCGGCACTAACCTGGCCGTCGGCGGAAGCGGCAACGCTCGCACCTTGACTAGCAGCACCGGCGACGATGCAAACCTGCCGCTGGCGTCCGACACTGACGCCGGCCTCATGTCGTTGGAGCAGCACGCCAAGCTGGCGGGCATCGCTACCGGCGCGACCGCGTACACCAACGCGATGGTGCGCGCGCAGATCGAGTCGATGCTGCAGAACGGCACCAATGTAACTTTCAGCTTCGCCGGCAGCGGCGACGGCCGAACGCTGACGATCAACGCCAGCGGCAGCGGCGGCACCGGAAGCCCGGGCAGCCCGGATCGCAGCATCCAGTTCAACAACGCGGGCGCATTCGCAGGCTCGGAGCAGCTGACGTGGTCGGCGGACTTCACCGGCCTCGTTGTTCCGGCGATCTATGGGTTCGGTCGCGCGTTCGTCAGTGGCGTGATCGATCCGGAAGTCGGCACAGCCGCGGTGGCCACCGAGACGATGGCCGTGTCCGAAGTCGAGGGTGTCGCCTCCTGGCAGCTGCAGCTGCGTTCCCGAGACGGCGGTGGCCTCGTGCGCATGCGTCTGCGCTCGGACGATGTCGGCCCGCAGATCGCTTTCGGCTCCGGCGACTTCGTCGGCTTCTGGCACGCCGAGAATTTCGACCCAACCCAAGGCCCCGAGGTCGAAACCGTCGCGGGGACCACCTACGACTTCGTCAACGGCGATTCGGGAAAATACAAGCGCGCGACCGCCACCGGCGCCAAGACCTTTGTGGTGGACGCGACGGTCACAAAGCCGCGGTGGGAGTGCCACGTTCACAATTCGGCCACGAGCGGGAACCTGACGATTGCCGGCGACGGCGTGACGGTCAACGGCGTGGCAGACGGATCTGTGATCCTGCCTCCTGGCGCGTTCGCGACGATGCGCAGGACGGCGGCGGGGGAGTTCGAGGCCCAGGCTGTTATGGTGCAAAGCGTCGCAGGGCGCATCGGCGCCGTCACGCTTACCGACACCGACGTGCCTGCCGACTCAATCGAGTGGAGCACGACGACAAAAACGGCAGCTCTGGCAGACCGAGGCATTTACTACTACGCCACGGCGACGGGGGCCAAGACTTACACATTCGACACGACCGCAGGCGGCGCGGCTGGCGAGTACCACTTGCGAAATGACGCCGCAAGCGGGGATGTCACTCTTGCTGCATCGGGCGTTACGCTGAAAGCACCAAAGGGCGGAACGCTGATTCTTGAGCCCGGAGACACGGTAACGATTAAGCGCGCGGCGTCGAACGTGTTTCACGTGTTCGGCTCGACCAAGGCGGCCTGACCATGATCCTCGGAATGCCTGCTAAGCGCTTGGAATCAGCGGTCAGCTCCCCTTGGATCGCCGGCCAGATTGGCATGGCGACTGACCGGCTTGTTATGGTCAGCCCTGATGGGGTGAATTGGTCTACAGCCCCCACATATGCGACGGGGTTGTCTGTGAATATCAACGGGATTGCGGCAGCAGACGGGCTTATTCTCGCGACCGCTTTGACCGGGACTCCTAATGTCCGCTACTCACTCGACGGCGGCTTGACTTGGGGCACACCTTCGGGCCTTTCGATTACCAATGTCAGAGGTCTTACAAAAAGCGGCTCGTACTGGATCGCATCCGGCGGCACAACAAACGGAATCTATCGTTCGCTGGACGGCGAGTCATGGACGCTGGAATCCTCGGGGCGGACGTTCGAGGAGGCAGTTGCATTTAACGGCGCGGCCCTTGTCGGCACAACGCAGTCCCTCTATGCGCGCAGCACAGATGATGGTGATACGTGGTCTTTGCCGGGTATTGGAGTGTCTTTTGGGACAAGCCAGTATTGGGCGGTGACCGCGAGCCGTGTGATTACTGCGTCCAACTCGTCTCGCGCCTTTGTCCGAATCTCAGAAACTGGTTTGAGTGGGTCTTGGACAAGCGTAAATTTCAATGACGGAGCTTCTACTTCAATTCGATCCATAGCAGCATCGCCCGCAGGGGATGTGCTGATGATGGACGCAAGTAGAAATCTGTTCTATTCAACCGACAGCGGTCTTAACTGGTCATCTGGTGGCGTGGTCGGCGTCAGCGGAGACGGGGTCGGGCAAGTGTCTTTTGGCGGCGGGGCGTGGCTAATCCATCTGTTCAATGCCTCCTTCAATGTCGCCAAGATATTCAGGGCAACGGCGGTTTCAGGGCCTTGGACTCAGGTCGCGGAATTTGCAAGCAATGGCGCAGCCCTCGGCGGCGTCCGGTACATCGGCCCATGACAACCCGCACCCACGCCCTATTCATCGGATGCTTCAAATGAAAACCTCCCTCGATTGGACAAAGCAAGCCCTTCTCGACTACGCCGACACGCTCCCTAAGTCGGCGCAGCAACCTGTGCTTGCCTGTGCCGACTATCACGTCCGCGCGATCGAGAAAGACTTGGCCGAACTCGCGAGCCTGAAGCAGAAGATCGCTTCGCTTGAGTCCCAGATGGACAACATCGGTGCGCCGGCAGGACTGGAGGGCTGAGCATGGCGGCTATCGTCATCAACGACTTCGGCGGCATGGCGCCGATCTTCCGGCCGCGGAAGCTGCCGGACGCGATGGCGGTCACCGCTCGCGATACTCGATTCGAGGGCTCTGGCGTAGGGCCGCGCATGCAGTCCCGCGCGCTGGATGGATCGGACGGCATCAGCGTGTCAGACCTGAGCGCGCAGAACTGGCGCACCCTGTTCGCGCACGAGCGCAGCGACGGCAGCGTCGAGCTTCTGGCATGGCCTGACGGGCACGGGCTGGTCCATGCGGTGCGCAGCCCTGTGCCCGGCGAGACGGCCAATCGCGTCTACTGGAGCCGGGCCGGCACCTTCCCGCGTGTCGCATCGCAGCCGAGCGCTGCGATCATCGCGGCCGATTCCGTGGGCGTGGTGCGTCGCCTTGGCATCCCCGACGTCCGCAATGCGGCCAACCCGGGAATTCTCTCGCCGGTGACGGCGACGCAATCGAGCGACGTCGAGACGCTGGCGTTCGGCCAAGTCGGCAGCCTGAGCCAGACCAACCCGATCACCGTATCGGCGACCGTGACGCCGCCCTTCAAGGCTGGCCAGACGGTACGCGTCGAGCATCAGGGGACGACGACGACGGCGGGCCAGCCGGTCAACATGAGCGAGCTCAACGGCCGCACGTTCGTGGTCGGCACGGTGACTGGCAACACCTTCACCCTGATCGGCGCCAATGGAACAACCCTGAGCGCTGCGGCGACGCCCGCCAACATCCGCCTCGTGCGCGTCTACACCGAAGCGGACAAGGTCACCCGCAGCTATCTGGCGACCCTGGTCAGCACCGACGGCGAGGAAGGGCCGCCCTGCGTTCCCTCGACTCCCGCGGAGTTCAACGTCGGCGTTCCGATCAGCGTCAGCGTGCAGGGCGTGTTCCCTGATCTGACCTGGGCGCAGCGGACTGCGATCAACCGCATCCGCATCTACCGCACCAGCACCGGCAGCGAGACCACGGATTTCTTCTTTCTGGCCGAGGTCGCCATCAGCACCAATAGTGGATCCACTGCGATCCCGCAGACTGGCGCGGCCACCTTCAACGACCCGAACAACGACGAAACCCAAGTGCTCGGGGAAGTGCTGCCGTCGAAGGACTGGCAGGCCCCTCCGACCAACCTGCGCGGCCTGACGCGGATGCCGAACGGCTACCTTGTCGGCTACGTGGGCAACACGCTCTATGCAAGCGAGCCCTACCAGCCGCATGCGTGGCCGGATCGCTACCGCCGCACCACCAACAGCGAGATTCGCGGCCTGGCCGTGTTCGGCGACACGCTGGTCATCGCAACCACCGGGAAGCCCTACATCGCGCAGGGCGCAGATCCATCGAGCCTGTACCTGCAGGAGCTTGACGAGCCAGCGCCGTGTATTTTCGAGCGCACCGTGGTGCCTGTTGGCATCGGTGTGGCTTGGGCAAGTCGAGAGGGCGTGACCCTGGTCAATTCTGGCGGGCCGCGCAACATCACCGCATCGATTTTCACCCGCGCACAGTGGGAAGAGCTTTTGTCCAGCTTCACCGCGCAGGACTGGATTTTCCACAACCGCCGCCTGATCGCGCTGTCGCCTGAAGACTCGACGCCACTGCGGAGCTGGACGATCGAGTTCCAGCCCGGCGGCCGATTCGACTTCTCGCAGATCACCACTTTCGGGCGCGCGCCGGTGCTGAACCCGGCCACGGGACGTGTCGTGCATCTGGCCAGAACTGTCGTGCTGTCGCAGGCGGCCTACAGGACGATCGACGTCCTCGAAGGCGGCGCACTGCCTGCCACCCTGGTCTGGCGCAGCAAGGTGTTCACGATGAAGCAGCCGATGAACTTCGGCGCCGCCCAGGTGTTCGCCGACGCATACCCCCTGACCCTGCGCGTGCGCTACGGCGCTCCGGCCAGCCCCGGAGCGCAGCCTCCGGCAGAGCCGACCACAGCGTTCTCTGTCGTCCTGAATGGCTCCGACCCCGTGCGCCTTCCTGCTGGCTTCCTGTCGCGCGAGTGGCAGGTCGAGATTGAGGGCGGCGTCAATGTGGCTTCGGTCGTGCTGGGCGAGACGATGGAAGAGATCCGCCAGCTATGAGCACGAAGGGCACTCAAGTCCCATCGATCCCGGCTGTCGGTGACGCCAGCAACCCGGAGCAAGTGCAGCGCGCGCTGACGGCGCTGCGTGAGGCAATGGAGGTTGGATACGGCCGCCGCGGCGAGAAGCTGGATCGCTTCGTTACTCTGCGCGAGCTCGAAGGGGCGGGCATCGTCAAGACCGCTGGCGGTCAGCTGCAGGGCGCCGGGCTTGCGATCACCGGCCCGGGCGCTGGCGCCACGCTTCCGCTGCCGCCCCCTGATGACTTCGGCGAGACGGACTTCACCGTGCCGCCGGCGCCGACCGGAATCCGCGTGCGCGGCGTCTCTCCGACATCGATCGCGGTCACCTTCGACCCGCCGCCCTACCGAAATCACTGGTTCACCGAGGTTTTCTCGGCTGTCGCGCCCAACACCACTCTTGGCGCAATGATTGCCCTGTCTCCGAGCTTCGCGCTGCAGCAGCCGCACCGGACCACGAATCAGCACGTCGCGTTCGTGGGGGCTGCCGAGGGCGTCATCTTCATTCACGACTTGGACGCCGACGGCAATGGCGTGCAGGACAACAACACGGATGCCCCGGGCGGAACAGCGCTGCAGCAGGCGCTGGCGCCACAGACGCGCTACTACTGGCTGCGCTTCGTCTCGCGCGCCGGCGTCACTGGCCCGTTTGCTCCGTCCGGCACCGGTGCGAGCGGTCGCCCCATGCTCGACCCTGGCCGCGTGCTGGACGCGATGACGGCCAACATCACGAGCAGCACGATCTACAACAACCTGCGGCGCTTGCTTGGCGGCGGATCGACAGATGCGCAACTGAACCGCATCGACGCATCGGGCGGGCTGGCCAAACTGACGACCGAGACGCTGGATCAAACCTGGTCGGTGCGCATGCAGAGCACCGGCGGCGGCGTGATCAACTCGGCCGGCTTCGGGCTTGGCATGACCACTGACCGCGAGACCGGCAGCGCGATCAGTACCTTCATCGTCAACGCCAACCAGTTCGCGATCATGGGACCGACCACGCCTGCAGTGCAGGTCGGGAGCCTGTCTGTGTTCGGCGGAACTGCAACTCTGACCTATCAGAACGCAGTCACGGGCGCGCCTTTGAGTATTGGGGGCGCAATCCTCACTGCCTTTCAGGACCTTCAGACCGACGGAAAGCCCGTGGTGTTTCTCGCCAGCGAGGATATTGATGCGCCCGCGCAGATCCAAGCGCTCGCCGGCAACGCCTACACGATCGTGTCCGTGGGCAGCTCAAGCATGACCCTGTCCGGCAGCTTCGGCGGCAATGTGAGCGCTGCGGACGCGCGCGCCTGGAATCTGGCCGTTGCTGGCGATGCCTCGATTCCCTTCATCGTCGACACCGTAAACAACGTGGTCGGCATCCGCGGCAGCCTGATCGTCAACGGACTGATCTCTGCTGACGAGGCCGAATTCAGCAATCTGACGGTCACCACTGGCTTCATCCAGCACCTGAGCAGCGAAATCATGCGCGCCGATTTGGTCGTCGCGAACCGGCTGATCGCGGGCGTGAGCGAGGCATCCAGTTCAGGCTGGCGCGCGGAAATGAACAAGCCCGGCAACCCTGGCGATCAGGCGAACTGGCGGCCGTTCCGGTATTGGGACCCCGGCAGCGGACAAGTCGGCTTCGAAGTCGACGGCCTTGGCAACGCGACCATCGGCCGAAACCTCGGCGTCGGCGCGAATGCGGTCATCCGCACCACTGGCACCGTCCTGACTTCGATCGGCGGCAACGGATCGGATGGCGACTATGCGCTGTGGGTAGGCCCGACTTCCGTGTACGGAACGCAGGGCAACAGCCGCAGCGAGGCCAACGGGCTTTTCTGGATCAAGAGCAACGGCCGCGCAGGCTTCAACACCGCGCTGTTCAGCGGAGAAAACCCGCTTGAGCCGCCCAGCAGCGACGGCTTCATCACTGTGCAGGCCCAGCGCGGCGGCGGCCCCGGGCGCGTGTTCTGTACGGCTCTGGTCAGCATTGCGCCGGACGGCAACGGCAGCTTCGACAACACCGTGCTTGGTGTGGATCTGTACCTGGTGGATGCGTCTTTCTCCGGCCCTGGCGCTCGGACTGGTTCTCTGCGCTCAAGCCTCGCGCCATCCACAGGCATGGCCACGTACCTCGACACGCACGTCGGCATGTATACGACACGCGGGTCGCAGCCATCTGTTTCCGGCGCCTTACTGGCAAGCACTCAGTACGACTGGCGTGGATCTGCGGACGTCAAGAACGTGTCGATCATGGGCAGCGCGGTGGTGGCCGCTGGAAACTACAAGGTCTTCGTCGCGATCTGGCGAAAGAACAACGACAGCGACACCCTTCACGCGGCGTGGCGGGCCGACTGCTTCGCCATGCACACGTCGACCGGAAGCGCGCCATCGACGCCGCTCGACACTCCGAAGTCCTCGGGCAGCACTGCCGCATGGACGTCGCCACCGCCCGGCGGTGGTGGATCTGCGGGCTACGACGACACGGGCGGCGGTGGCGGTGGCCTGTATGACGCAACGTATCCGCCCGAACTGATCCCGTAGCCGGCCTGCAATTAAGTGCCAAGCCATGCGGCGCCCCGATCATCGGAGTGTCCCCATGGAGCCCGCGCATGCAGTCCAACGCCCCGCTGATCGTCGACGACTTCCTGAGCCCCGCAGAGCTTGAGCACGAGCGTGCCGCCGCGATGGCCAGCGAGTTCGATGATTGGCCCGGCCCGGACGGGCAGGTCTACAAGCGAATCTGCCGCGTCCAGCTGGACGAAGTGCAGCGCAAGATCGAGTCGATCATGGGTCCAGTCGACATGCACGGCATGGCCTACCGCCTCAACTTCGGCGGCGAGCTGCCGAACGCGGCGATTCACTCGGATCTCGGCTGGGGCACGCACGCGATGGTGCTGTATCTGCAGGGTGACCAGACCGGGACCGCGTTCTGGCGTCACCGCGAGACGGGCGCGACGCAGATCCGCGAGGGCGATCAGGAGCTGCTGCAGAAGGTCGAGGGCGATTGGGACAACCCCGAAGCCTGGGAACAGGTCGCGCACGTCAATGCGCGGCCCGGTCGGGCGATCTTCTACTCGTCCGCCACCTTCCACAGCCGATGGCCGTTCGCAGCTGCAGGCACGGGCCCGGGCGACGGCCGCTTGATCGTCGTCGCGTTTTTCACCCCGCACCCTCTGCGCAAGGCGGTCGTGCGGCTGGCCGCTCAGTGCGACAAGCCCGAGATCCTGCGAATGGGTCGGGCGTTCTACGAGAGCACTTCCTACGCTGACTTCACCGGCTGGTGCGAGGAATCCTGCAATGCCCTGGCTGACGAGCTGCTGGAGCGAGGACTGTTGGTGGTCGCGCGGCACGGCGACCGCACCGTCGGTATGGTCGGCATGTACCTGGCGCCGTTCTTGTTCTCGCGCGGGCACCAAGCCGCGCATGAAGTTTTCTGGTGGGTCGACGAAGATTGGCGGGGGATGGATGTCGGCGCCCGACTACTCGCACACATGGAGCAGGAGGCAGCCGCACGAGGCGTGCGACTGATCCAGATGCTCACGCTTCACAACAGCCCGCCGCATGCTGCCGCCGCCTACCGGCGCGCTGGATACCAGCACAGCGAGACGTGCTTCACCAAGGTACTCGGGCACATGGACGTGCCCGATCAGGGATAGGAGATCCCGCAATGGCAGTCGTAACCGGAACGGTGGTCGCAGCGGCCGGCGTTGCCGCCAGCGCGTACAGCGCGAACCGAGCTCGCGGACAAGCCCGCGACCAGCAGCGCGCAGGCGAGCGCGCACAGCAGGAACAGGTCGCGGCAATGCGCGAAATGCAGGGCGAAGCCCGGCAGCGCTATGACGAATGGCGATCGACCTTCATGCCTGCCGTCGAGCAGATGGGCCAGCTTGCGATGCGCGAGGCCCGTCCCGACTACGAGCAGATCGATGCCGATGTCGGCATGTCGTTCGACATGGCTCAGGGCCAGAACCGCCGGCAGCTTGAGCGATTCGGCGTCAATCCCGCTGACGGCGCGTCGCAGGCCTCGGAGCGCGATTACTCCGTCGGCCGTGCGCTGGCCACCGTCAATGGCCGCAATCAGGCGCGCAACGTCGCGCAGGATCAGCAGTGGCAGCGTCTTGAGGGCTTCGCCGGCTTGGGCGAGGGCATGCGCTCCAGCGCCGACAGCATGATGTCGGCAGCCTACGGCGGCATCGCCAGCGCGTTCGGTGGGCAGGCCGGGCAGAACTTCGGCATGGCGCAGCAGAGTCAGGAGCGATCGGATGCGGCCTGGGCGGACGCAGCTTCTGGCGCTGGCTACATCGCCGGGAACCTGGGCGCCGGTCGCGGACAGCGCACGCCGATGGCGACGTCCCCGATGCAGCGCACGCCCGTCAGCTTCAACCAGCCGAACATCCCGAACACGGGGACCGGCCCCATCTACCGCACCGGAGGCTGACCCCATGGCCGGCATCTTTCAAAGCATGCTCTACGGCATGAATCAGGCTCGCTCAGAGCAGCGCCAGCGCCGCGAGGACGAGTATGTCGAGGGCGAACGCGCGTATCAGCAGGAGCGCCGCGGCGTCACCGACCAGCGCGAGGACACCAGTTGGCAGGACAGCCGCGAAGATCGTCAATACGAGGTCGGCGTGCAGCGCCCGCTGCAGACCGAATCCGCGAAGATGGGCGTGCAGTCGCAGCGCTTCGCCGTGGGCCGCCAGCCGGTCGAAGCGCAGCAGTCCGATGCGAAGTTCCAGCAGGGCATGGTCGCGGGCAATCTGGCGAACCAGGCCGCGAGCTTTCAGGTCGCGCGCCAGCCGATCGAGGCTCGCCAGCAGGACGCGCGTTTCGGCATGGACATGCAGGGCGCACAGCAAGGGGTGGTCGCGCGCCAGCTGCAGATCGGCAGCGCCCAGCGTGCGGCGCAGATCGAGGAAGCACAGCAGCCCGACAAGCTCGACGAGATCCGGCTGGAGCGCGAGCGCCGCGGCGCCATGGACGCGCTGGCGAAGGCTGGACAGCAGTTCGTGCTCACCGGCATGCAGGGTGACAAGCAGAAGGCTGCTCAGCTGATCAATCAGACCTGGGCCCAGGCCACGGACGACCCCGACGGCGATGCCGGCGTGCGCGTCAACGAGCAGGGCCAGTATTACCTCGAAGGCCCTGACGGCAGGCCTGTGCTGATGCTGGGCGACGAGGACCAGGTGATGCAGTACGCATTCCAGTTCCTCAGTGATCCGACGACCTTCGCGCAGAGCCGGCAGGCGACCTATGCGGCGCGCGCGAATGCGCAGGCCAAGGAGGCCGAGGCGCGCGCGACCAACCCGCAGCGCTTCGTCGAGACGATGCAGCAACCGGATGGCACGGTGGCAATGGTCGACCGCGTCACCGGCACGGCGCGCTCCGTCACCGATGCCGAAACCGGCAAGCCAGTGCGCGGCGCAGTCGACGGCCGCGCCGGACAGATGCCGGCGCGACTGCAGGAAGTCGAGGCCGTCGTGGCTCGCATGCGTCCGACGGAAGGCGAGAGCGATGACGACCGCTGGATGCGCGCGTATTCGATGGTCACCAGCCGCGCCGGGCTCGACCCGGATCAGGCTGCGGCCGACTTCTACGAGACGGTGATGCGCGGGCTGCTGAAGCCCGACCTGACCGGCCGCATCACGCCCGAGGCGGCCCAGAACGCCCAACAGCAGGCCGCGCAGCTGACCGACGACTTCCGCGCGCGATTCCTGTCTGGCCAGAAGTCGGCCAGCGGCCTGAGCGGCGGCCAAGCTCCGGCTTCACCAGCGAGCGCGCCTGCGGCGCAGACCCAAGAGAAGCCGGTCCGCACCGGCACCGATCCGGCCACCGGCCGCCGTGTCGGCGAGTTCCCTGACGGAAGCATCCGCTTCATCGACTGATTGCCAAGGAAGGCACCGTGACCAATCCGCTGAATCCGGGCTCGATCCAATGGGACACCGATGTAAAGCCGGCCGCGCCGGCGCCGAGCGCTATCCGCTGGGATGACGATGCTCCAGCCGACCAGAAGACTGGCGCGGGCCCTTCGTGGGACAAGCCGAGCACTTCGGCCGACGTCACCCGGACTTGGGGCGAGGCAGCGACCGACACCCTGACCGGCATCGGACAAGCGGGCCTGAGCTCGATTTCCGGCGTGGTTCGCGGAATCAACGATCGAGCCCCTGGCGCTGCTGAAGCGGAGCGAGAAAGCGGCTTCGTGGCTGGCCTACTCATGGACGTTGGCGGCAAGGTCTACGAGGCCGGGCTTGGCGCCCAGAGAGCGCTTGGCCAGCTGGCTGGAAACCCGTATGTGATCAACGACGCAAACCGTGGGCTGCAGGAGATCAACGCGCGCCGCGCTGCTTCCGCGCCTGAAGACCTGAAGCGCGCCAAGGGCGCGGAAGACTTCGCCGGTTTCCTCGACGAGCGCGCAGCCCGCGTGCCGGAAGTGCAATCCGAGAAAGCAAGGCTGATCGCGAGCGAAATGGGGCAGTTGACGCAGGCCGAAGGCTTGGGTGATCAGGCCTTTGCCACCATTGACTACTTCGCCAGCCCGTTCCTACGCGGCGACCTGTCGACCGGCGGCGCGCGGGTTTCGAAGATCATGGAAAGCCTGATCCCGTCGCTTGCTGCTGGCGGCATCGCGGCGAAAGCGGTCGGCGCAGCTGGCGCTGGTGCTGGAATCCAGACTGCGGCCCAGCTCGGTACGATGTCGGTCATGGAAGGCGGCGGCGCGGCCGAAGGCGCCCGCGGCGAGGTGCTGAACACTCCGATCGAATCCCTGCAGTCAGCGCCCGAGTTCCAGGCGGCGCTGCGCATGACTGGCGGCGACCCGATCCGAGCTCGCGCGCTTCTGGCGGATCAGGCAGCGTCGATCAGCTTCGGTCTTGGCACTGCTGCTGCTGGCGCAACAATGGGCCTCGGACAAGTCTTCGGCGCCAACGTTGCAGAACAGGCGGTGCGCGAGGGTGTCGGCTCGCTTGCCACTGGCGCCGGCGTCCGTCAGGCGCTGCTGGGCGTGGCCGGCGCCACCGGAAAGGAGTTCGCCAGCGAGTTCGCCCAAGGCGCGAGCAACCAGGCCGCGCAGAACGTGGGCGTCACTGCCACCGGCGCGAGCGACAGCCTCGGCCGCGGCGTAGTGGCCGCCGGCATCATGGAAGGCATCGCCGGCGCTGGCAGCGGCGCAGCTGCGCAGGGTGCGGCCGAAGTCTCGAAGCGCCTCCGGCCGATTTTCGACGGCGAGGATCTTCTGGGCGGATCCAATGTTCAGACGGGCGACCCTGGCGCAGCGCAGCCCGGCGGCCTGAACCTGCCGGATGACCCTGCGGCGGCGCCGATCACCACGGCCGAAGTCGTCGCCCTGCGCGATCAGCAGCTGTCCGCCTTGCAGGCCAAGGCCAATGGCCGACCGGATCAGACCGTCGTCGACCCGGTCACCGGCAAGCCGGTCACGGTGCGCGGCGAGCCGCCGCAGCCGCTGAGCGAGGCCGAGCGGCAAATGCTCGAGTTCTTGCAGAAGTACGCCGACAGTCCGGACAAGCTGGCGCGCTCGCTGGGTCGTCGACTGGATGACTCTGCGGCCCCGCAGGCTGGCCCCGCTGCTGCGCCAGCACCAGCAGCGGCCCCGAGCGCTGCCGCCCAGCAGCCCCCGGCCGCGCCAGCTCCGCAACCCTCCCAGGCAGCGCCGCAGCCTGCAGCCGAGCCGGAGCAGCAGCCCGCCCAGGGCGTGCCGACGATGGTCACGCAGCGCATGAAGGCGCAGCTGCGCGAGCGCGGGTTCACCGACCAGCAGATTCGCGCGATGACCCCGCAGGCCGCGTGGGACGCGATCAACAGCGGTGCCCAGGCGGCGCCGCAGGCGCAGGCCGCACAGCAGCAGCCGGCGCCCGCACCCTCTGCGCCTGTCGGCACCGTCGCCGCTGCCCTGCAGCCGCAGACCGCCGATGACCTGTTGCTCGACCGGGCCGCTGCCGAACTGCAGGGCATGGACGAAACCCCGCCGATCGCCGGGCCCGTCGCGATCGAACCCCAGACCGAGGAAGTCCGCAATGAAGAAGTCCAGCAAGTACCCAATGTCCAACCCGCCCCCGCCGAAGTCGCAGGGCAAGGGCTGCAAGGGCAAGAAGAAGTAGCACCGGCGCCAGCCAGCGCCCCGCAGACAGGGGTTGTCGCGGCGGCGCTGGCGGCCCAATCCGAGCCGGCTGACCCCGATGCTGTCGAGGGTCAGCTTCCGGCCGAAAGCACGTTTGCTGCTGGGCGCGCTGAAGACGTGCCGACCGAGCGCGCGCCCGAGAGCTTCATCCCGCAAGTGCTGTCCGAAATCGGCTGGCTGGAGAAGGGCGGGCGGATGATCCGCGACCCGAGCACGGCCATTGGCGCGAGCTCGCAAGCCGAGATTGACCCTGAGCGGGGCGACGTCGTCGGTCGCACGAAGTGGATCGGCAAGCCATCGGCAGACGGAAGGGAGTCGCTTTTCTGGCGCATGCGCCCCGACCAGAGCTTGAGCGAGTCCGAAGCAACGGCGGCGGTTCAAAAGTGGCGCGAGGGCCGCAAGCTGGGCAAGCGCCAGCAGGCGTTCATCGACTACATGCAGAAGGCTGCCCGCGACTATGCGGAGCAGTGGAACACCGAGCGCACGGAGACGCTTCGCGCGATCGTCGAGCTCGAAGCCGAGGGTATCGTCGAGGAGCGCGACGAGCTGCGCGCTGCTGTGCGCCCTAACCTGAGCCCCGAGGACGAGCGCGAAGCCCTGCAGCTGGATGACCTTCTGCGCCGCGCGGCCGACGCTGGCGCGACACGCGATCAGCTGTTGGATATTCTGACCAGCCAGCCCGAGCCGCAGCAGGCCCGGACACTCTGGCACTTCATCAAGACCCAGGAGCGCGACCGTGGCACTGACCAAGCAGGACCGAGCGAAGCTGCTGGACTTCAGCCTGAAGCAAGCGGCCGAGGGCAAGCCGAGTCTGATCGAGCAGGCGAAGCAGCGCCACGCGGCGCAGAAGCAGAGCCAGCCGCTGCCCCCGCCGCCGATCCCCGCGCCGAAGGGCTGACGCTCTCCGCGCCGGCCGCGCCGGCAGTCTCACGGCAGGCCGCGCCGCCCTCGCAGCAGGGCGGCTTGTTCGCGCCCCCGACCCGCGGCGAAGTCCTGGCCGGCGAGCGCAAGCGACGCGACGACGAGCGCGACGGCAAGAACGCCACCGGCCGCACCGACATGATGGCCGGCGATGGCGAGCTGTTCGCCGGGCCGCGGCCGGAGCAGGCCGATGTTGAGCAGGCGATTGCTGCCGAGCAAGTCGCCGAGCGCCCGAAGCCCTGGACGGTCAGTTCGTCGGAGTGGATGACTTCAGAGCGAGCCGAGATCGACGCAGCACGCGCTAGCGAAGACGCTGAAATCCCGAGGTTGCGTGCTCGTGTCGAATACAACCGCAATCAGCTACGCGGCCGGATGCCCAAAACTGACCGTGCTCGGCTTGAGCAGCTGGTGGATGATGACGAGTTCCGAATCTTGCAGCTTTCATCAAGGCCGCTCGATCCGGATGGGTTCGACATCACTCCGGCGCGTCATCGCCGCATCGTCGAGAGCGCCATGCGGCGCGGCGAATCCATCCCGGCAGAAGTGTTTGCGGAGTATCCGGATCTCGCAGCCGAAGCACAGTCGGATCCTCCCTCGCAGGGGGAAAAGGTCGAGGCTGCGCCTGACTCCCCTGTTGTTCCGCCTGGTGTGCTGGACGCCCCTGCAAATCAGCTTGTTTCTCGTCTGAACAAACTGGTGGAGAAGCGCGAGAAGTGGAACCTCGCGCACATGCAGAAATACCGAGACGGAAGCGCAACCAGAGCGCAGACCACCACTCACAGCGCGCGAATCGCAGACCTCAACGAGCAAATCAAAGAGCTGAGAGACGCGATTGCGGCCGAGAAGTCGGTTTCCCCCTCGCAGGGGGAAAAGGTCAAGGCTGCGCGCCAGCCCCTCGAAAACGCGACGGCACCAGACGCCGAACAAGAATCAGACCCGGTCATCACCGAGACCCAGGCCCGCCAAGAAATCGAGTGGATCGACATGGGCACTCAGGGCGGCGTCAAGTCGCTCCGCTTGCGCTTCCGCGGCATGGCTTACGGCGACCTGGAAAAGTCCGGCAAGGGCCGATGGATCATCGAGGGCAGCGGCGAGTCGTTCGTCGGTCTGGCCGAAGCCAAGCGCGCTGTTGCGGATACCGCCATCGAGCGGCTGATCGCGGATGGGTATGTCGAGCGCGCGCCTGCGGTCGAGGCTGCGCGCCAGCCCTCCGCAAACACCATTTTCACCGAAGACGCCGCCGAGAAGGCGCGCGCCCGCCTGCGCGCAAAGCTGGGCCGCCCAAACTCCGGCATCGACCCGGAAATGCTGCAGGACGGCATCACCCTGGCCGGCTACCACATTGAGCGCGGCGCGCGGACGTTCGCCGCCTACGCTCGCGCAATGGTCGAGGACATGGGCGACGCTGTGCGCCCATTCCTCAAGAGCTGGTATCTAGGCGTAAAGTTTGACCCGCGCGCGGCTTCGATCGCGTCGGAAATGGACAGCGCCGCCGCCGTTGAGTCGGCCGACGCCAATCAGGAGTTCGGCGATGTACCAAGTTCCCCCGGAGACGTGGCAGGAGCTGGCCAGTCAGGGCCGGCTGCGGCATCCGACGTGGCAGAAGCTGATGCCGCTGCCGGTGGAGAAGCTGCTGCCGGCGCTGGACAGCCTAGTGGACGAGTGGGAGCAGGAGCACCCGGAGCGCGCGGTACGCGCGGCCCTGCTGGTGGCGCCGCTGCTGGTCGAGCGGGCCGCGATCAGCGCGTTCCTGCGCAGCAGCCCGATGGGCGAGAGCCTGCGGCCAGCGATGCCGGAGCTGCTGACGGTCGAGGAAGCCGTGGCGATGGCGGATCAGGAGTTCAGGCTGAGCGCGACGGAGCGCGAGGCGCTACGGAAGCTGCTGCGCGAGCACGAGGCGACCGCGACAAGCTGACCCAGCAGCGCGCGGCCGAGTCGATCCCGGTCAGGCTGGGCGACATCGAGAACATTCGCGCGACCCTGCCGTATCTTCTGGAGGGCCAGCAGGACGACGTCGCCAAGGCCGAAGCGCGATTCGCCAAGCCTGACGGCTACGGCATGCTGTTCACCAACGGCACCGGCACCGGCAAGACCTTCACCGGGCTAGGCATCGTCAAACGCTTCCAGCGGCAGGGCAAAACCAACGTCCTGATCGTCGCGCCGTCCGACAAGATCATGTCGGATTGGGTCAAGAGCGGCATTCCGCTGGGCCTGGACATCACGCAGCTGGCCAGCACGTCCGACGCCGGCCGCGGCATCGTGGTCACTACCTACGCGAACCTGGGCCAGAACGATGCCCTCGCAAAGCGTGAGTGGGATCTGATCGTGGCCGACGAGGCCCATTACCTCATGCGCAGCGCCGATGGCGAGAGGACGGCCGCGCTCGATGCCCTGCGCGCGATCACCCTGCACCCGGATGGCTACATGCAGCGCACCAACATGCTGCATCGCGAGCTGGTGGACCGTGGCCGCGATTTGTCGGATCAGGCGAAGCGTGCCCGCATGTCGGACGATCAGCGCGATTGGTTCCGCGCGAAGGGCCTGGAGGAACAGGCGTCCGCCGCATTCCGCGAGCTGGACGCGCGCCGCAAGGAAGTGCAGGCCGACGTGATGGCGAAGCAGGGCGCCTCGCGCACGCGCGCTGTGTTCCTGTCTGCGACCCCGTTCGCCTATGAGAAGACCGTGGATTGGGCGCAGGGCTATCTGTTCACCTACCCGGAGTCGCAGGGCGGCGGCTACAACTCGCCGGACTCCTTCGGCGCCTTCATGATGTCCAACTTCGGCTACCGCATGCGCTACGGGAAGCTGACGGCGCCCGAGGCTGGCGTCGACAGCGGGCTCATGCAGCGCATGTTCAACACGCGCCTCAAGCGTGAGGGCGTGCTGTCTGGCCGGCGCCTGGATGTGGCCGCCGACTACAGCCGCAACTTCGTGCTGGTCGAGTCGGCCATCGGCCGCCGCATTGATCAGGCCTTGGAGTGGCTGCGCGAGAACGACGGCACCCGCGAGATTTCCGACAAGCTGCGCGAGTCCTTCGACTACCTCGCGCGCCGGTATACCCTCGAAGCACTGAAGGCGCGCGAGTCGGTCGCGCTGATCCGCGAGCACCTGGCGCTTGGCCGCAAGGTCGTGGTGTTCCACGACTACAAGAAGGGCGGCGCGCGCAACCCCTTCGACTTCGACGCCGGCAGCGTCGGCCCCACCGAAGCACAGACCATCGAGCAGTTCCGCGCCGAGTTCGGCGACCTGATTGAAGGCATGCGCGGGCTGATCTCGCCGATCGACCTGCTGCAGCGCGAGTTTCCCGACCTGCTGCTGTTCAACGGCGACGTATCGCCGAAGAACCGCCGCGCCAATGTCGACACCTTCAACGACGACGCCAACGGGCCGCGCGTGATCCTGGTGCAGACCGATGCCGGCAAGGAAGGAATCAGCCTCCACGACACCACGGGCGTGCACCAGCGAGCGCTGATTAACCTGGGCATGCCGACCAAGCCGACCGACCTGATCCAGCAGGAGGGGCGCATCTACCGCACCGGGCAGGTCAGCAACGCGATCTTCAGCTACCTCAACACCGGCACGAGCTGGGAGCGCTCGACGTTCGCGCAGACCATCGCAGGCCGCGCCAGCGCCGCCGAGAACCTGGGCATGGGCGAGGAAGCGCGCGCCCTGAAGGACTCGCTGGTGCAGGCCTTCGAGGACAGCGCGCAGCTGCGCCCCGGCTACGAGGGCGAAGGCACCGGCGGCAAGGCGGCCGACGCCGCGGCCGCGCGCATGCTCACCGAGCATGACCGCGCCGTCGCGCTCTACTACGCGAACCAGAAGAAGACCCAGCGCACCAAGAGCGCCGAGGGCACCGACTACTTCGCCACGCCGGAGCCGGTAGGTCTGGCCATGGTGCGCATGGCAGACATCCGCCCCGGCGAGTCCGCACTGGAGCCCAGCGCCGGCCATGGCGCCATCGCGCGCTGGCTCGGCGACACGGTGAAGAAGACCGCGGTGGAGCCGAGCCCCGAGCTCGCGAGCCGACTTGCGCTGTCCTTCGACGGTCGCATCGTGGATGGCCGTTTCGAGTCGCTTGACCTGGTCAACAAGTTCGACGCCATCGTCATGAATCCGCCTTTCGGCACGGCGGGGCGCACTGCCGTGGATCACGTCGCCAAGGCTGCGAAGCATCTGCGGGAGGGGGGTCGCATCGTCGCGTTGATTCCGACCGGGCCGGCTGCAGACAAGAAGTTCGATGCGTGGCTCTACGAGCAGGACGACAAGGGGCGCGCGGTTCACCCGGACCTGCACCTGGCTGCAACCGTCGAGCTGCCTGCGGTGACCTTCGAGCGCGCCGGCACCAATGTGCGCACGCGCATCGTGGTCATCGACAAGATGACCGAAGGCAACCCGCCGCAGCAGTCCGCGCGCGACCTTTCGGACGCCGAGACGATCAAGCAGCTGTTCGACCGCGTCGAGAATCTGGAGATTCGCCCGCGCGCCAAGGTAGCCGGCGAAGCCGCGTCATTCGACACCGCGCCAGCCACACAAACCGAACGCAAGAAGCAAGCCGAGTGGAAGGAAGACGCCCGCGAGTCCGCAAAGGCCGCAGGCACTGCCCCCACCGGCGAGCCGATCGTCACGCACATCACCGGCAAGGGCAAAGAGCTGGTCGGAGTCGTGCGCACGGGTATCACCAAGGCGCAGGCACAGGCGATCGACGCCTACACCTTCGCCAAGAACGGCGGCTGGTTCATCCGCGTGGAGCATCTGAAGCCGGCGGGCAACTTCAGCCAGCCTCTACCCCAGCACGGCGACCGCATCCCCATGGGCCCGCTGCGCTCCGACACGGCCATGCGCTTCGCTGTCGCGGCAGCGCTGGACGGCTGGGCCGGGCAGAAGCCGATCGTGCGCGTGGTGCGCACTGCTGCCGATCTGCCGGCCGACGCAAAGATGGGCGAGGGCTGGAAGACCGCCGAAGGCTACTTCGACGGCGACGGCGGCGTGTGGCTGGTCACCGAGAAGCTGGCCGACCCGCAGCGAGCACTCGAAGTCCTTCGCCACGAGGCCGTGGGTCACTTCGGCGTCGAGCGCATCGCCGGCGCGGCCTGGCCGGGCATCCTCGCCGGCATCGAGGCCATGCGCGGGCAGAAGCGCAACGGCATGTCGAAGCCGATGGCGGCAGCCCTGGCCGAGGCAGAAGCGCGCTACGAGGCCGCGGCCAGCGATGACCCGCTGCTGTTCGCCAAGGAGCTGCTGGCGGTCATGGCCGAGACGGGCACGCGGGCGACGTGGATGGATCGCATGCTCTCGCAGCTGCGCGCCTTCCTGCGCAAGACCGGGTTGATCGGCGAGGCCTTCAGCGAGGCCGAGCTGCGCGGCGTGCTGTCTGGCGCCTTCCGCCTGGTCGAGCGCGGCGGCAGCCTGACCGCTGGCGCGCCGGTGGCGGCCGGCGGGCTCAACTCGATCCGCCCCGACGACGTCGCCGCCTACATCCTGCGGATGATGGGCCAGAGCGACGCCGACCTGTTCCGCTACCCGAAGTCCGACAGCACCAGCTTCGCGAAGGTGGTGAAGGACGTGAGCAAGGGCGCGATCACCGCGGTGAAGCTGGGCGAAGTAGAAGCGAACTTCACCGAGAACCTGGACGACATGCTCCCCGCGGTGAAGTGGGGGCTCCGCCTGCCGGACGGCTCGCAGGCCTTCGTCTACATCGAGCAGCCGAGCCCATACACGCCCGACAGCGGCCTGCGCATGTTCATCGACGCCAGCGCCGGCAACGCGGGCGCGAGCCTGGGCAGCGCCGCCTATGCCGCGTTGTTCCAGTGGGCACTGAACACCGGCCACACCTTCATCGGCGACCCCAACGGGCTGAGCACCGAGGCCCTGCTGCGCCGCACCGAGCACATGCTGTCGGCCGCCCTGAAGCACGGCACCACGCGGATGATGGCGCCGCACGCGCGCCAGGTGGACCCCATGGACAAGAAGTGGGGCCCGTCGCAGGATTGGGCGCACCCGCTGGAGTGGACAGACGGCGACGACGTGGCGAACGTCACGGCGCTGATCCGCACCAGTGTGGAGAATCACCGCGCACTGCTGCAGGGGACCGAGGCCGATGGCGCCGTATATCGTCTTTCCGATGGACAGTTCATTGGCGCTGGCGGACAGCCTCTCACCGACGAGGGACTGCGACGCGCTGCTGCAACTGCTGGAGCGCGATTCCGAGCGAGTGGCCGCTTTGCCGGTCCAGAGTCCCGAGCGGCAGCTGTTGGCGGCTCTACGGTGGCGCGCACGCTGGTTCTCGGCTCGCTGCTCGACGGATCGACTGGATCCACGGGACAACGACGTCAGCTATTGGCTGATCTTGCAGAGCGGCTGTCCGCTCAACGCCTGACCTACGACCGCGC